TGCTCTTTGGTTTCAATTTGCAGTTGTGAGCAAAACTGATAAAACAGTTGTTTATTAAAATTCATGTGGTAATCCAAGGTAACTTGTTATTAAATTTTTCCATCATCCAACGGTTACCAATTTCAAAGAACTCTTTTTGCACACCGCAGCCACCCCCTAAACGAAAGTTAAAAGTGTGTTTGTTGGTGCAAGCAAAGTTCGGATAAATTTGTTTGGCTGCTTGATAAAAGTGGCGATCCACCGCTAACTCTTTGCGATTCAAAATATGGGCAATCGGTTGCAGTTTGTCGGTTCGCATTCCCCACATACACCAATCCACAAAATGATGACCTTCCACATTCCAGGCATGATGCAATTCGCCTAAGGCTTCGCAGTTGTCTTGCATGAGGAAGTTGCCTTGCTCGTCATGAATTTTGCGCAAGGAATACGCCCAATCACAGCCACTATTGATTTTCGCCATGATATAGCGCACATGGTGTTCGTCAAACCAATCATCGTCATTGCAAAAGAAAGTGACATCCTCGGTAATCAGTTGTGGCGCAGCTGCTAACCATTTTTGTCCAAGCCAGCCGTTACCACCAATACGGTTACCCCAATACGACCATTTGGCTTTGTAGTCATCGTAGTCTTTGGTCATGTCGTAAAACTGCGCTAGGCTACTTGCATCATCGCCATCGCACAAAATGTAGTGCGTGCAAGGGTAACTTTGGTAGGCTACCGAGCGCATGGTCTTTTCTAAAGTATGCCGACCTTTGGTGACGGTCACTACCGCTGCGCTTTTCATTGGTGTTTGCCTAATCGTTTGGTTTCAAAGTTTGGTAGATCCCAATAAGCGACTTTTAGTCTAGCGGAATGATTGCGTGCCAGTTGAATGAGAGCCTTGTAAGTCATCTCAGAATACTTGGCTTTCCATTCTGCTGCTAGTGCTATTTTGTCCTTTTTCTTACGACACGCTATGGCTCGCATCATTTCGGTCTTATAGATTAATCGCTCTTGGTTTAGTCGTTCAATGTCTTGCGTCACCGTCATCGGTTTCTAAAAGGTTTTTCAAGTAATCCAATTCCGCTTGGGCTTGCATGAGGAGCTTAGAGCTTTCCGCATGAACCCGCATCAGTTCGTGAAAGATCTGCTCTTTGTCCATGCGCCAGATCCGTTCCATGTACATCTTCTTGGCATCGTCACTTGCCTTCTCAATGTACTGCTCTACGGTCATTGAACCGTTGGCTGTCTTTAAGCCGTTCTCCATACCCGTACCCCATCCCCTTCTCGTCTAGCGATAAATTTCTTACCCGATACTTTGCCAGCTCGGTAATTCGCATTGCAGACAATTTGAATCTTGCCTTCTCTGACCAAGAAGCTCTCACCAATGTCCATCTCCTTATATGGGTACACATTGCGTTTTTTCTCGGCTGGCAAGGGAATGTCTTTTTGAATCTCTATCATCATCCTCTCCTTATTAATCTGTAGTACCATAATAACATGATATACACATTTAATGAATACCATCTAGGGGATAACCTAATACACCTTAACTATTTGCGCAAGGCATCCATCCTCAACCCTGATAAAGAGTTCACGCACCATTGCCAGGTGCAGTACCACGAGCAGCTCAGACCCATCATTGACGAATTTCCGATCTATCTCAAAGACCTTTCCATCCATCCCAACTCCGTTAACGCCTGGATTGGCGCAAATAACTTCTTTTACCAGCACCCACAATGCCGACATTGGGTGAACTTCCATCTGGATTGGTTTACCTACCTTTCTTCCGTACTCGGTATTTCCAATCCAATAGCTAGCAAGGGGGATCTATTGTTCGATTACCCCGCTTTGACCGCAAGAACCTTTGAGCCTTTTGACTACCTCATCATTAACTCCCCTCCCATGAGTGGGCAACTCCCTGACTTTAACCCCCAATACTTCGTAAAAATGGTGCAAGGATTAGTAAATTTGGGTCAAAAAGTCATCACTACGCACCCCACAGGACTCACCAATAGCACCCTAGAGTGGGGTATGGATGTTACGCAGATTGGGAATCTGTCCAATTATTGCCAGCACATCATTGCCATTGATACAGGACCGATGTGGACAACCTTCAATGTTTTCAATGCCTTTGGCGTACTTAGCCGAACCATCTACGGCAAGACATCGGACACGATCAATCTAACGCCTAATACAGTTTGTTACCAAAAACTGTGATTTTTTTCTGGGGGGATTGAGTTGGGGGTCACGCACACCAGCGCCCAAAGTCCAATCAAAAAGCCCGAAGTCTAGCGTGTCATGACGAGCAACGGACAAACCGACCCAAACCCTAAACGCTAACGGAAAAACACTCCTGGAACTGTGTAAAGTGTCCCTGTCCATTTTCCCATTTACGCAGAGGGCGGAGGGTGAGCAATCACTCCATCACTTCACCAAATCCCAAATTCATCTATATAACTATACAGTATGCTAATAGTTAACTATATAAACTATATATATATAGATACTATGTAATATAGTAAATAGACTATAGATTATAACTATCTATAAACGATAGTTGATAGAAATATATCATGATAAAAGTAGTTGCATAATCCTATTTTGTGTATAATCAATCTATGCAATCTAATTGCATATAACCTAACTAAACGGAGGATTTATGAATCAAGCAACAATCAAAAAATGCGGTAAAGGTTCAAAGGCTTTTTACTTGGTAACTCTGCTTAAAGATAAAGCAGCTCATGAGGTTATTCAATTTAATTCTTACTTCCAGGCGAGATGGTTCGCTAAACAATGGAGGGTTACAAAATAATGCAAGAAAAAATCCTAATTCCTACAACCTACAGTATTGACGATCTATTTGGCTCAGTAAATGACATCTATGAGCAATACGATTCTGGCAAGATCACCAAAGCACAAGCCAATGAGATCCTCATTCGGTGTTGCTTTTCGTTTGTCAACAATAGCAGTAACTATCCCTCAAAACCTAACTAAGGAGAATTACTATGCAAAACACATTCAAAAATCACATGATTCAGAACTACGAACTTGGCGAACTCAAGGATATTGCTCGTTATGGTTGCGTTAACGGTAGTGCGGGAACGATGATTTATTACAGTCAAACGATTGCCCTTTATGGTCAATACACCGAAGAACTGCACACCATCGTTAGCGATTGGTGCGACCAAACGGGCGAAACTCCCGAATACTTAACCAAGGCACTAAAAGAGGGTTTCACCTCCTTTGCTAATGCGGTGGTGTGGTTCTGTGCCGAAGTTTTAGCCGATGAACTCATAGGTCAGGCAGAAGAAGTATGAGCATTAAATATCAAGCCTATCTCTATTGGTGTGCAAAGCAAGGCTTAACCGCCTTGTCTTTTCATGCCTGGAAGTCTGTTGTTCGTAGTGGTAAACTGTTATAACCTTATAACCTAACTAATGAAAGATAATCAAAAATGAACTATAAAACCAACCCAGGCGATATTGTGATTTCTGTTTTATCTTGGATCATGCTCCTAGGGCTACTTATAGCCCTTATGGCGATGTTTTAACAACAAGGTGAGGGGATAACATCACCCCCTCATTTTTTTAGCCTTAAATCGATTATTTTGCTTATATACGACTATAGACTATTCTACGATGTCTATTATTCTTCTATGTCTATTCTTCTACTATGTCTATTCTACGAAGTTATATGATAGAGAGAGAATATAGGGATACTATTCTACGAAGTATCTATTCTTCAATGTCTATTAGAACTACTATGTCTATTCTTCTTCTATATATATATTACTATGTATCTATTATATAGAATTCTATGTATGTGCCTATGAACTATCTTTCTGTCTGCTCAGGAATCGAAGCTGCAACCGTAGCCTGGCAGCACTTGGGTTGGAATCCGCTTGGCTTTTCCGAGATCGAGAAATTCCCCGCCCAAGTACTCGCTACGCATTATCCTCTTACGCCCAATATGGGCGATATGACCAACTACAAACAATGGAGATTTGATGAACCAATTAACCTTATCGTTGGAGGAACACCCTGTCAGTCCTTCTCAGTCGCAGGACTTAGAAAAGGATTGGAAGACCCTAGAGGAAACCTCGCCCTCACCTATGTTGGACTTCTTGACCACTTTAAGCCCGAATGGTTCATTTGGGAAAATGTGCCAGGTGTCCTCAGTTCCAATCAAGGACAAGACTTTTCAGCCTTCCTCTCAGCGTTGGCTTACATCGGGTATGGGTTCGCCTACCGAGTGCTTGATGCTCAATACTTCGGAGTACCCCAACGAAGGCGTAGAGTCTTTGTTGTCGGATGTTCTCGAGGTTGGCAATATCCCGCCAAGGTTCTTTTTGAGCCAAGTTGCTTGTCAGGGGATCTTACGAAGAGCAGAAAAAAGAGGGAAGAAACTCCCGCCCATGTTGGAAAAGGCTTTGCGTATGGTGGCAGTAACCCCAACATCAGCGACACCGTAACCAATAAGTGGCACAAAGGTAGTGGCGGTCCAAGCGGTAACGAGTGCGGATTATTTGTAGCCCAAGCCTACGAATGGCATAACCAAGATAGCCGTATCAAGCCAATTAATGTGGCAGCCACGCTTAATTGCAATGCGGGTGGGCGAGAGGGTCATTTGGTTCAAGCAGTCTATGAGAATCACCCATCCGATAGCCGAGTAAAAGAGATGGGCGATGTATGCCAAACCGTTACAAGTACATGGGGTATGGGTGGTGGTAATGTTCCATTTGTACAACAAGCATTTAGGAAAAGTCGCAGAGCGCAATCAACCGAAGATTACGAAACATGGGTCGATGATGGCAAAGCCAACACCATCAACACATTTGATTTAGGTGATATTCGCACTACTCACGCAGTAGCCATTCAGGACACTTCGGGCAGAGATAAGGCACAGAACGGCAAAGGATGGAGTGAGGATGTCAGCTATACCCTAGATGCCACAGGGCTACAGGGAGTTTCATACGCATTTGAACCTGGAATTGCTAAACGAGAAGGCAACCCAAGCCGATTTAATGAAAACATTAGCCCAACACTACGAGCAGATATGGGGGATAACCAAGTTGCTGTTGCTTGTCTTGGTGGACAACATCCTAACGCAGCGGTAGGAGAAAACATAAGCCCAACCCTTACAAACGCAATGGGAGCTGGTGGCGGTCATATTCCAATTATAGGAAACATGGCGGTCAGACGGCTTACACCTACCGAATGTGAACGCTTACAGGGCTTTCCTGATGGCTACACCGACATCAAGCCCAATGGTAAACAAACACCCGATGGACCACGCTACAAAGCCCTTGGAAACTCTATGGCAGTACCCGTCATGCGATGGATTGGAGAGAGGATTAATAAATTAGTTGCATTAAATAATTTAATGTAGTAACCTGTCGTTGTAGTACCTAATCAATTAACCTAACTAGGAGAACTTATGAAGCTATGCGTAGATTGTGAGCATTACTTACCCAAGCGATCTGAGTGCGCTATGCACAACACGATCAGTTGGGTATCAGGCGAAACCATTTACACCAACGCCCACTTGTTAAGAAATTCCAATACCCATTGTGGCGCAGAAGCAAAGTGGTTTGTCGCAAAAGACACATCGGAACTAGACGATCTATCAACCATTCCTTTCGGGAGATAACCATGGCAAGAACACCAGGCAGTAAGAACAAACCAAAGTCCGTACCAATCTACACCGAGCATGATGTACGGGATCTTAATGCTCGGATTACCAAGTTAGAAGGATTAACTGAGCGACAAGATGAAGCAGTTCAGCAAGGGCTAGATGAGATTAGCGAGCTGCGGGATAAGGTGGAATTCTATCGTAAGCAGACTAACCATTATCTTGCGCTAATCAATATATTAGCGAAGGGGGTCTAATGGCTAATGCTCAATCAGACTTTGCGCCAGAGGTGCGCAATAGTGCCTGGTGGAGTGGTGATTCCCGCATGGCTGCGAATGGTCGTGCGGTGGATGCCATACTCACTAAGCAAGGTAAACGAGAGATTCCTGATTTATCCGACAATGAAGCGGTGCAGATGGGTCATGTCATGCAGCCGATCATTGGGCGCTTATTCCAGGATCGGCATAAGATGGAGTTAAAGGAAGCCGATTATGCTCTTACACATCCAACAGAATCCTGGTTTCGTTCTCATTTTGATTTCATTAGCGCAGATGGTCGTGTGCTTGTTGAAGCTAAAAACTACAATGCGGGAGTTCGCAATAAGTTTGATGCCGACACCAATCGGATTCCTGATGCTGATTATGCCCAATTGGTACATGAGTGCGCTTGTCATGGCATTGATCGTATATTTTTGGCTGTGCTATTTGGAGGGCAAGAGTTCCTTACTTTTGAGTTCACTATCAGCCAAGCTCAAAAAGATGAATTGGTGCAACAGATGGCGAAGCTCTGGGCGTTCTGTAAAACCGACACACTCCCGCCAGCGGAAAGCATCGAGCAAACCAAGCTAATCTATCCAACTAGCACCGAGGATACTCTTGTAGCTACTCAGCAGATGGAGATAGCGGTTGCGCAGCTCAAGCAATACAAAGCCAGCATTAAGGCGCTAGAGGATCAAGCCGAAGCCGTAGAGGTGGCGATCCGTAACGCAATGGGTGAGCGTGGCAGCATCACCACTTACTCAGGTGAAACGCTGGTGACCTGGAGGGCTAGCAAACCATCCAAGCGCTTTTCAACCGATCTATTCAAACAGGCGATGCCCGATAT